ATGCAACAGGCTCTAATTATATTCGTCAAGTACTCGGGTTTTCTGATACTACGGTATCAGCTGCTCGCGTTACTACGACTTTTTTCTCTTTAGGTGGTACAGGCACAGGCAGCAGCTCAAGTTTTATTACAAACATAATGAGACCTAATTTGGCGGAAACAACTTTGATACAGGAGCAAAACAATTCTTACGCTACTGGAAGCACGGAGTCAGGTATTAATTTTGGCGGCCACTCTCTAGCTACCGCTTACGATGGTTTTACTATCTACTCTCAAGGTGGATCGACTAATACAGGTCAAGTCCGAGTTTACGGCTATCAGAATTCATAAGGAGATAAAATGACTAATGTTAATGAAGTATGGGCTGATACTGGAGTCGTTGTAGAACGCGATTACACACCTGAAGAATTAGTACAGCGTGAGATCGATGCTAAGGCACATGCCGAGGCTAAGGCTTTAGAAGAGGCAGACAAGGCGGCTAAGGCTGCTGAGAAGGCTGCACTACTGGAGAAGCTAGGCATTTCAGAAGATGAAGCGAAGCTTCTATTTGGATGAAGGTCAAGCTTAGTAAAGCTGCTATCCAATTAAGAGAGCAGATTGATGACTCGTTCCCAGATCGTGACAGGCTATCGGATGGCTGGATCGGTGATACCCGACACGCTGCTCGCAAGTCTGATCATAATCCAGATGAGCAGGGCTGGGTACGCGCCATTGATGTCGATCGTGACTTATTCAGGGGTAGCAAGCCCGACATCATGGGCGATCTTGCAGATCAGCTTCGTACCTTATCAAAGTCAAAAGCAGACAAGCGTATTAGTTACATCATTTTCGATGGACGAATATGCTCGCCGATCCTTAACTGGAAGTGGCGCAAGTACACAGGGGCTAACAAACACATCAAGCACATGCATGTCTCGTTTAAGAAAGCGGCTGACAATGATGGTGCTTTTTTTCAAGTATCTATGTTAGGTGGAGAATAATGAAGAACATGAAGAACCCTGCGATCCTTGCTGCTGGAGCATTCTTAGCTGCATGGGCATCAAGCAACTTCGACCTTGATTATCGCGCAATCCTTTGGGCTGTGCTATCAGGAGTGTTCGGTTACGCGAGCCCTAAAAAGTGAGCCAAACAGATTTCTTTCAACTCTACATCGCCACGCTAGTAACACTCGGTGGCTTGTCAGGCTTTGTCATTACTCATTTACTAGCAGAGATTAAGCGACTCCATGCGCGTGTCGATGAGATCTATAACATACTCTTAGAGCGATAATTTAATCATGGCAAGAAAAAAGGTTATTGACCTAGACACTTACAGCGCACTAGATGCGTGGGCTATTGGGTTGCAAGAGATGTACAGAGCACTCCGTAGAGCTGGTTTTGATGTTGAATTGTCTTTAGCCATTATCGTAGAGCCTAACTCATACCCTAGGTGGATCTTGCCAGATCCAGTCGAACCAGAAAGGTTCGGCGATTACGAAGATGAGGATGACGATTAAGCGAATTGTCGTAGTCTCGGACTTACAAGTCCCATACCATGACAGGGTTGCAACCCGTAACCTTGCTAGTTTCATTAAGAAGTTTAAGCCAGACCAAGTAGTGACCATCGGTGATGAGATTGACCTACCACAGATCAGCAAGTGGGAAGAAGGTCGCATGGGCTCTTATGCCCAGACCCTAGATGATGACCGCAATGAAGCTGTTGATCTATTGTGGGAGTTAGGTGTAACCGATTGCATTCGTAGCAATCACACAGATCGCCTGTATAACATCATCATGGCTAAAGTGCCAGCGTTCGGGGCTTTGCCAGAGCTGCGCTTTGAGAAGTTTATGAAGTTTGATGAGCTTGGCATCACCTTTCATAAGAATCCTATGGTTATTGCACCTAACTGGATTGCAGTCCATGGAGATCACACACCCATCAAGCCACAGGGGGGTTTATCAGCCCTAGAAGCGGCTCGTCGGCATGGAAAGAATGTCATCTCAGGTCATACCCACAGAGCAGGGCGTTCAGCCTTCTCAGAGGCTTCTGGGGGGCGTATAGGGCGTGTCCTACATGGTGTCGAGGTAGGCAACTTAATGGACTTTAAGCAAGCTGCTTACACCAAGGGCGTTGCTAACTGGCAACAGGCTTTTGCCATTATCTATGTGAACAAAGCTAAGGTGCAGGTTGATCTAATAAACATTGAAAAAGATGGAACATTTATCGTTTCCGGAAAGTCCTACGGCAGACCTAGATAATCGTTATCATTTCGTTATCTAAATGTGCTTGATTAGTCGGACGAATCTGTCACACTAATTTAGTAGCCAATCAAGGGCATTGGCACAGATAGGTACAAGATGTCAAACACAGACAAGCTGCTGTTAATCTGCATAATTGGAATGTTAGTAGGCTTTGCCATTACAGTCTTTGATGTACAACGCAGAAGCTACGAAAAGGGCGTTCGAGATGGTTACCATCGTGGGCGTAGTATCAAGGGGCAGGAATGAGAGCCAATGAAATCCTACTCACAGCCACAGACACGATCCGTGAGCGTGGGCTATCATACGGTCATCCTGCGGATAACCTGCAACACACAGCAATGCTGCTCTCAGCATACTTACAAACACCAATACACGACTATCAGGTGGCAGGGATCATGGTCTTGGTTAAACTTGCACGGACTAATCAATCAGCTCAACACATCGACAACTGGGTCGATCTATGCTCATACGGAGCACTAGCAGGGCAACTAGCCACAGAGGAAAACGATCTATATGTTTAATTTAGATGAGTACACCACGGTTCGTGAGCGTGTTATTGAGTTTTGGAAGAGGTATCCAAATGGTCGCATTGAAGGTGAAATTCTTGAGTGGTCTGATAAGCGGTTTATCGTGGCTGCACGCTTGTATCGAGAAACCACAGATGAGAAGCCATTCTCGACTGGTTTTGCGAATGAGGTTATCACGGACAGGGGCGTCAATAAAGATTTTGCTTTGGAAAACGGTCTTACTTCGGCGATTGGTGTTGCTTGCGGTCATGCGAACATCGGCATCGACAAGCATAAGCCATCAAGAGAAGAAATGAGCAAGGTAGTAGCTGCTAAGCCAGTTAAGCCACCTGTTCAAGAAGTCAAGGCAGATGATCAGGACTACTGGACTACGCCTGTCAATCAATACAACAAAGTGGTGGATGCACCAGTGACACTAGAGAAGGCTATGGAGAATGTAGCTTCAATCATGGGCACGGCAGAAGCACAGGAATCGCCTAGTTGTAAGCATGGTGCGATGCGATGGCGTGAGGGTGAGAAGAATGGGCGTGCATGGGGCGGTTATCAATGCAATCAAATGAATGCAGGTGGAGTTAAGTCTGACTGTCCGCCTGTCTGGTATCGCATGGGCAGCGATGGTAAATGGCATCCACAGGAAGTGAGAGCGTAATGGGAAACATCGGAATTAAGATCAATGGTGAGTGGGTTGATCTTATGTCAGCCTTCGTACCATGTCAGTTGTGCAACGAGCCAGTTGCAATCAGAGATCTAGAGGACATATCATCTGACTCAGTCAATGGCGTAGTAACATGGCAATGCGCTAAATGTAAGGCAGTCAATGGATGAAAAACAGCAGCTTCTAACCTTTTTGATTCTGTGCTTATTTATAGGCGCACTAGCAATGGGTTACACAGTAGGAAGCTACAATGGCTAGTCAAGCAAGGAAGCACAGAGGTTTCCGCACAGAGCGTGTTGTCGCACAGTACCTATCGACTGTCTGGCAAGGCGCATGTGTGGGAAGGGGTAGTGGCAAGGATATTGTCAATGTACCGTTCGATGTTGAAGTCAAAGCCCGCGCTGGATTTCAACCTCTTGCCTACATTAAGCAATTAAAAGCTCGGACAGCTCTTTCGGGGGAATTGGGCTTCGGAGTGATTAGACTCAACGGACAAGGTGAAGATGCGCGAGAGTATGCCGCCATCATCCGTCTAGAGGATCTCTTGCCACTACTCGTACTAAAATACGGTCATCTTAATAGCGAACCCACAGAGGCAGACATTGACCGCTGCACAGCCTGCGGGTCTTACATGATACAGAGGTGCTTAACATGCCAGCCTATGACTACCGATGCAACGAATGCAATCTTAGTCAAGAGATTACCCACGGATGGCACGAT